GTCCAATTTATCATTGCCGGAAACCAATTCGTCTAAGGGCGAATCCATTTCTAGATTAGAGATGGCCTCAGGCCCCCCCAATCGTTCAGCTTTCTCTTCGAGTAAAGTATATAGAGATGTATAAAGTACTATTAGATCGTTCTTATTCTTGTTCGGCAGACCTCCTTCCTTTTCCAGGCAAGGAGCTCCATCAACGAAGAAGTCACCGTAATCTATAACAAAGGTACAGCAATCTCGTAACTCGAAACCGTCTGTGGGATACTTTGCATTTCTGCAAAGAATCACAAACATTTCAGTTGCAAGAGCCATAACATCTCTAGCGATGTCCCGTTTTGCTTGGAAAACCGCTAGCGGTTTCCACATTGTGATTTTCATCCATGGGTACTCAAATCCCCAAATTTTCTTAACGTTCTTTGACTCAGAAAGAATTAACTTCTTATCTGTGATTAATGAAGGAAGAGCTAATTTGATTTTATTCGAATCAGCATTGTACAGAATTGCTTTCGCAAGTCTGAACACTTTTTCTTTTCCATTAATAAGAGCTTTAAGAGCTTCTTCTAAAGGTAACAAACCTTTATTAGAAAGCATTGTCCAAAGGGCAATAAGTGTTGGGTTTAGGTTTCCAGGGTTATTAGGCCCTAGAGCAGCGGATCTAGTGATCCAAGGAATGATATTGTGTTTAGCAATAATTCCTCTTGTTAGGAGAGAGAATATAATATTCACTCTACCCATCAAGCTGTTACCTGACATGAACATTTTCCATGAAAGAGCAGAAACGTTTTGACCTCGTAAAGACGTAACTTTCGCATACTCAGTCACCGCAACCGTAGCACAAACTGATTTCATTGTGTTAATAGGAACTCCAAAAGAGTCCATTAATTGCAAGTATATCTCAGCAACTTTAGGGTCAAAAAGGATGATATCATCCCCCAAGACCTCATAGTTAGTGTACCATGTAAGTGGATTAAATTTAATAAATTTAAGTCCAACTCGCATATCAGCATAAGCTAATCTGTAAGCCCATTGCACAATCAAATGATGTGTAACGGCAAGCATGGCCCAAGATGATAATGCACCCATCGGTTGCCCGACTGCGTATCTTACGATAGTCCAGGGTACGATTTTCATTGTTCCACCCATTGTAAAGTATACATAATAATAAATCGGGAGCTCTAAACCACCTTTAACGGTGAATTTAGTTGGGGCT